CGCTTGCGTCAACAGCAGTTCCGTCTCCACCCCAACAGTTAGCAACTCCAACTTCATCACAAGCTGCAGGAATTTCAATTTTTCCTGTTGAGTTAGCAGTTACAGCTGTTGAACCACTATTAAAGCTACAGCCAGAAATCAATCCTGTTGCTCCGTCAACTACTGTAATAAACTTAGTAGCTTGGTCAAAGTTACAATTTTTTACATTGAAATCTTTAGAGTTTTCCAAAGACATATGTAATGCAACTGAGGCCCCATTATTAGACTTGAAATCACAGTCTTCAATAGTGTGGCTGTTATTTGGAAGTGAATTACAGTCAAGATTGATACCAAGGGCATCATCTCCTAAACCGAATGTACAACGTCTTATTGTACTTGCATATCCTCCGTAAACACTAATACCTCCGTAAGTAGATGAAGCATTTTTGATATAACAATTATCAATCAATGCTCCAACCGAACCTGCTAATGTAGCGTATCCAGAAACACCAGTAAGATAAATACCGTAAGTTCCGCTGTTTCTTGTACAGTTAAACTGTAGCCCGCTAATATGAACGCCTGGCGCATTTACAGTCAAAAGTGCGGTGGCTGTAGCATTCTTAATTTTAGGGCCGCTGAATGGTTGCAAAACACCTGTTCCGCTCATTCCGATTAGTTGCAATCCCCATTTAGCATAAGGAATTGTCAAATCTTCTACGTAAGTTCCAGGCTCCGACGCGTCTGCATCAGGGGCTATCGCTCTAATATAGATAATGTCTCTTGAAGATGAAGCGGTTATCGCAGCTTGAATAGTTGCGAAAGCATCATTGGGTTCTCGTCCATTATTATTATCGCTGCCATTATCGCCATCAACATATCTAACTATCGCGAAATCATCGCCTCCGCTTAAAACTTCTGAACTTAACCATTTTGCTCCGTACCTTACGGATGGATTATAATTGTGTGCTAACATAAATTTTCCTTTGTATTCCTCCCTCTCCCGTAGTCATTAACTCGGGGTAAAAGGCGAAAAATTAGTTAATTAAGTTCCTGTAACACCAGTTAATACACCGCTTCTCTTCGGGTTGGTAGTAATAAACTGACCTCCGAAATAGATGTGTCCAATTCTTCCGAAAGCGTTTGCGGGTACAATCCAGCCTCCCCAAGAGAACCCAAGACCGACAGGCGCGTCATAATCGTTTCCTTCAATCTGGCTCTTGTAAGATACAGGCTTGCAACCATCAGCAGGCAATGCGTACCATTCGATATAATCTTCGTTAAGCGCATAGAAGTATCCCGATGTACACTTTTCATCCGCAACAATAGGCTTTCCTTTGTACTCCAACGCTGTAAATCCAGTTCCGCCTTTCATTCCTTTTATAGTTCCGGCAGTCTTTGTAATTCTCTCTTGAGGTTGTAATAGCTGTTCGTATAGGTTCCAAACTGCCTCTGTCGTTACGAATATAGTAGGCGTGTGTGTTCCAGAAGAAACAGCAGTATAAAGAGTAGCCATTTTAGGAAGTGTTAGAGTTCCTCCGGAAGCTGTAACAGTAGAACATAGGTCGCTGTAAGTGCTTCGTGAAAGTCCTCCAATTGTCGCAACAGTGTTCCCGTCATCAACAAGCGCTGCAAGCCCTAGCATATCTTTTGAGCTGTTACCTGTTCCGTCCGAATACATAATTGTTCCTAAATCATCAGCCATACTTTCTGCCGCGTGCTGTATCATCAATTCCATTAGATCCAATAGTTTATCTTCAGTATCTGCTACGGACAATTCGTCTCCTGGAAGAGCTACGGCAATAGTCCTAAAACAAGGAGTGTATTCAAGGATTACAAACGGATCAGTTGCGGAAGTTGATAAAGTATCAAAACCGCTTATAGATTGTCCAGTTGTGTTCTTAAGAACGTTTACGCTTATTCGCGTGGTTCTTCCGCTCCATTTTTTACCAGCGCGGACAATTCGCTGGAATAGAACGTTACTATTAAGGACAGTATCAACAACAAACGGCAAATATTTCTGCTCGACGGTTGATTGTATCCTACTTCCAAATTTTTCTGCCATATTAGTAAGTTAGTTAGTTAATTATTCAGATAGGTTATCGGAGATTCCCCCAAGTTTTTCCTTTAAAATCTTGAGGTGTTGCATAAGGAGAAGGCTTTGCTTCGGCTCGGTTGTTTGTTGTTGTGGCGCTTGCAATTTTCTTTCTTTCTTCCGTATCTTTCTTTGGTTCTGTTTTGCTTTGCGCTTTTAACAACTTATATCCTGCTTTCCAGTTCCACCTTTGTTGACTATCAACAAGGTCGTTTTCCTGAACAAACTTAAGAAGTTTGTTCGGGTCGACTTTCTCGCCAGTTTCAGCCTCTATCTCATTTACTTGCTTTTGAAAATATTCGGTAGCTTCTTCGACTCTTTTCTTTTCGGACGCTCCCTTATTTTCAAAATCTTTCAATGCTTCGACTTTGGCATTTTCGGCAAGAGACTTGTGATAGCTGGAATATTCCTTCCACTGTCTATCATCTCCTACAAACCAATCTGGTATCTCTTCGGGTTCGCTTGCTTTGCTGCTCGACTTTGCAGTTTCCGCAAACTTTCCCATTTCCTCGCGAAATTTCGCTATTTCTTCCGATTGCTCATTGAACTTCTTTTTTAAATCGTTCTTCTGTTCTATAAGTTCTTTGAACCTCGGATGATCAGCAAATCCTCGGTCGGATTTGTCATCGGGAGTTTCTTTATTATCGTCCGTTTCTTTATCCTGTTCGGACGGAACAGTCTCCTCGACTTCCGTTTTTTCCTCTGGCGAAGAGGCAGAGTTATCGGTCTCTGTATCGTCTGGAAAAGCTGGGTCGCCTTCCCTTCGGATGTCCGCCATTTCTTCTGACATATTGTTAAGTTATATAGGGTGAGCGACTTCCTACTAATTAGCGCTCTTTTTTTTAGGCTTAACCCTCTCGGGTAAAGTTTTAATACTCAAAGTCTTCTCGGCAAACTCTTTTGCAAGACGGGGATTTTGCGAAAACATATATCTAACCTGTGATTTCGATTTCATTGGCATAATTATTGCATTGGTACTTGATTAAGTGTTGAGGTTGCCTCACCTTCCATAGCGGGCTTTCCTGACTTAGCTTGCGCCAAAGACTGCTCTTGTTGTACTTGCTGTGCCTGCGCCTGCTGTAGCATTCCAATAGCGCGCATAAAACGGGGGTCTTTTCCGTATAATTCTTGAGGTGCGTTGACTTCAAGCCATACATTAGTTGCTAATTCTTCTGCGTTCGGATATTCCAGCCTCTTGAATAAATCAACATTGGATATCCTGCCCATTCCCGCAAGCTCTATGGCTTGATTAGCTATAGATGTGCTGTCCTTAGGCAATAACGAACCTTCCTTAACCGATATAACAACCTTTGGTGGTTCTCCCCCGCCTATAAACTGAAATCCGCTGTCATATACATATAAAAGCTGTAAAAACCAGTTATAGATATCGTCCGCAAACTGCTCCAAGTATTCGGTTAATCCTCCACCTATTCTGTCGGTGTCCAAGCCTCGGCTTATAATCTTGCCTCTAACGGTATCCTCCGATGTTAGTCCTGCTGTGGATGATCCTCTTACTCCGAAAATATCCCTTAATCGGTTCCTTGTATCCGCTAATTGGTTGTAAATATCTGGAGGAAGTCCGGGCGAGTCCAAGCGCGCCACTGCATCTTGCGGGCTTCCTTGCTCTATCCATATAGCTCCGCCCTTGCGATAAGCCTTAGCCGCCTCTGTGGCTTGTTCTTTGGTTAATCCTGACTGAGATCCTGATATAACCAAACCCTCATTCATATTATCGGCGTTCTTGCTTATCTGCTTATTTCTCTTATTTATCAAATCTTGATTAGCGAGGTTCTGCCCTATAAGAGATGTATTGTCCATTGGTTGGTCGCCAAGAGCAAACACGGTTAAAAATCTATACGGCATTTGAGGATTAGCAAAATGATTTATTCCTTTCTTTTCAATAGGATTAGCCGTAACTTTCCCATAAGTATCTACTTGCACATTCGGGTCGGCTAAATCATAGCTTCCATTTTCATTCATCTTAGGCTCTTCTGTGCTGTCATAATTCCAGTGTATATTTTTAGATTTGAGCAACAAAGTCTTGTCTAGCGTCCAGCACATATATTCGGGAGTCCACCACTCAATAAAACGTATAACTGTTCCTTTGTCTTTGCCTAACTTTTCATTGATTAGCTTTCGTCCTTCCGCGGAGTCTTCGTTGTCTTCCATAAATGCAAGTATCTTATATGCGGGTAGTTCGCGGAGTTCTCCGATTCTCTCGCCATTGTATCCGTCTTCATCAATAATTGCGTCTGGGTCAAGGATA